AAATTATAATATGGTTTATTTGAAGATGATAATAGTGTTAATGTACCATCTGAAAATTGTGGAGTATTTGTTTGTTTATACCGAGTAAAATTGTTTAAGTTGGCTAAATTTTCATACTCAGCAAAATCGGTAGGAAATGTCATAGCACGAAGCCAATCGTGTATTTCTAACCATGCTTTAAGTTCTTCATCAATATAAAAGGTGACATTCATTATGTCATAGATTAATTTTTCACCAGGTGAATAAAGGTCTACAAATGGATTATTTCTAGGTATTTCACTAGTAGATATTCCAGGTACACTTACTGATTGACAAAAGTATTGCACATTAGGCACCCGTCCAAAGTTTAAAATAAACTTATTTGGATGTAGAAAATTAGGATTAGATGGGGTTCTTGTAAGTGCTGTCATAGTGGTTTATTTAGGCGTAAAAAAAGAGGCACCTTACGATGCCTCTTTCGAATAGTCCTTTTTTATTATTGTTATTCTAGGACTTATTTTGATTACATTAAGTTTGCAATCTTAAACGCACGGTAGTACAAGTTGGACTTAGCGTTGATTGCGCCTAGACCTTGTGTAGCACCTTCTGCGAATGGGTTGGCAACTAGACCATAACGAGTCTTGAAACCAATCTTTGGTTGGAAGTTGTTTGTGTCAACTGCACGAACCATTTGCAAAGGAACATATGGGCAATAGAACAAACCAGCGTCATATGCATTAGAACCTTTGTAACCCATTACAGCAAACTCAGCTGTAGAGTTGGCAGCAAAGTATGGGTCGATGTAAACCTTGATACGACCAAACAATGTACCAGCAAATGTATTGCCTGTATCATCAACAGTCAAACTAATCTGACTATTCAAAGCGGATTGATAGTCTAATAGACCAGCCATTGCGAGGGCGGATGCAACGTCTGAAGAACAGATCATTACATTACCTTTACCACGGCGAGTTGTCTTAGCGATAACGTTTGCTTCACGCTCTAATTGGAATGCCAAACCTTTGATCTTTTCAACCATCCAGCGGCCGTTTGAATCTGTATCCAAGTCGAAAGTACCTTGAGTTGTTGTACCAACTTGAGCACCAACTTTAGCAGATGTATAGATTGTACGGATAACTTCACGGTTGATCTCAGCAAGAATCTCTGTGGAGAGAATGTTTGCCAATTCAGTTTCAGCGTCAAGACCATGAACAGCTTTCAAGTCTTGTGCGAGTTCCATCGAGTACTCAGCTTTCAGAGCACGGGACTTAGCAGTTACAGAAACCTTCTCGATAGAGAAAGCCATTTCGTTGAAAGTCAAATCTTCAGCGACAGAGGTAGCCATTGCTTGGCCAGTTGTCATAGAAGAAGCAAATACGTTTTGGCTACCCAAAGCAGTGTTAGCAGCAAGGCTAATATCTGTTTGTGTGCCTTTGTTACCTGAGAAACCTGTGTTGGCTTCGTTGTAGAAGGCCTCAGTTGCACCAGCAGTAACGTTTTGTGATGCATATGTAGAACGCATTGCAAAAATCAAACCAGTAGGACCTGTCATTGGTTGTACACCGCAAAGGTCATAAGCGATAAGATTTGGCAAAGAACGGCGAACTAAGCTGATCAAGATTGGATCAAAACCAGCAACTGGACCGCCAGCAGCAGAACCACCAGAGAAGCCTGTGCCACCTAGTGAGTTAGTTGGAGCTGTTTCATGCAAAATACCAGCAGACTTTTGCATTTCTTGAGCTTGGTTCTCAAGAATAACGGCAGTAACAGCCTTACGATATGGGTCTTTAATGGCAGGCAGATCAGGATGATCTAACACACCTTCCCATTTTTTTTGTAGATTTTCGGACAAATACATTTAAATCTCCTTAGTGTTTAAAATTTTGTTTTGGAAATTGCTTGAGAAACAGCGGCAACAAAAGGATCATTGATTTCTTTTTGTTCACCATTTGCTTCTTCAATTTTCTCATGTAACTGCTCAGCATCAGCTTTTTTAACACCTGATGGGAAATAGTTCTCACGAATTGTTTCAAGTTTTTCTTTGTATTCATCCTCTGTGGAGAATTCAACACTCTCTGCGAGTGATTTGATTTTTTCAACTTGAGTTGCGGTGAGACCTTCGCAGACTTGATGAGTAATTTCTACTTTGCGTGATTCAATTAACTGTTTGTTTAAATCAACAGCACGCTCAATTTCTTCGTTGAGTTTGCTTTCAAGTTCTTCAACTTTACCAGCAAGTTCGTCAACTAAATCAATCTTTTCAGATGGAACATCAATGTAATGTTCTGCAAACAGGTTGCGGAGACCAGAAATAAATTCTTCGGTAATCTCAGCACGTAGGCCTGATTCGATTGCAATTTGATTATCTTCCAACCAGTGGTCAACCACATAGTTTAGATAGTCATCAACTTTTTCTGTTAATTCGGTTTGAACTGAAGCAAGAGCTTCTTCAAGCATACCAGCATATTTGGCTTCAATTTCTTCTTCAATTTGAGTAACACGGTCTTGAACACGAGCTTCAAAAATTGTAGAAACTTTAGATTTGAAATCTTCAGAAATGGTAGAATCATCAGCAAAAAGGGCATCAATGTCCTCTTTCATCTTCTTCTTCATTTCTTCTTTGTCATGTGATTTTTCAACAATGACCTGGCCTTCTTGATCTTCTTCAGCGATAATTTCTTCGCCTTCTGCCTCTTCGGATTCCTCTTTTTTCATTTTGAGTTGTGTGTCCGATGAAGCATCTGATGGTTTGGTTGTTGGGGCAGTTGCAGATTTTGCAGCCTTAGTCGTATCGATTTTATTCGAGTCGTCATCGGGCTTAGAATTCTGCGGTGTAGGACCACCAAGGTCTACAATCTGACCTTCTAATTTTTGCGGAGGCATAGCTGGTGCTGAACTCTTGCCACCGGCGAGAATATCAGCTGCTGCTTCCATTAGTTTATTTGTTGCCATTAGGAATCTCCTTATGATTTCTTATTTATAAAATTAAAGTTTTCTGAGGTAATTTTCAAATATTTGGAGTGCAACTTCCTCAATTTGTTGTTTGGAAGCACTCTTTATTTGTTTTTTTGCTTTGTCAAAATCCGCTTCTACAAAGCGTCCTTCAACAAACATCCATTCTTTATTTTCCATAATACCGTTAACGAAAGCACCTGGTGCAGATGGATCAGCAACAATATCAGCTGCTGTTGCAAGTTTAAGATCATCTTGTACCAAATTATAACCTTCTTTGGTTTGAATTACAGAACCCAAAGCTCTTGAGGAAACACCAATACTCACATCATTATCGATAAAATCTTTAACAATTTTACCATATGGTGTATCCAAAATTAATGCTTTCCCGTAGAATGTGTCACCATCTTCTACAAGAGAAACAATTTTGTGTGATACTCTTTCTAAATTAATTGTAGGTGTATCTGGATGACCTAGTTCTCCAAGAGCACGATTGGTTTTAATAAACTCATCATTGTACCGTTCTACTTCAGAACGCAGAGTGTCCATTTTGTACATACGATTATTGCGATTTACTTTGTCACCTACAAGAAAAGTACCTTCAATATAAAGATGTTTTTTACCGTTTTCGGAAGCTTCTGTGAGATACTTTACGTTCTCAACTGTTTCTCTAATAAGTTTCATTTTACAGATCCGTTAATGTTGGGCTATAAGTTGCAGTTTTACTTAATGATAAAATTAAAGTACCGCCTGTACCACTATTTGTTACATAGATGTTTGCAGTAGAAGTATTAGCCAATGCAATATCATATTGTGCTAAAGGATAATCATTACCACCAGGCAAATCTAAAACTAAAGTGCCTGTTGCATCGTTACCACGATATATTTTCCAAAATCCGTCTGAAGTAGACATGACATGTGTAAATGCAGCACCAGTAATAATTTCTGATGTTGTATTTGTTGATAGGCCAGTCAAATCAATTCGTGTGGCTGTATTACCAACTACACGAATAACGGACTTACTTCTCTTACTGTTTATAATTTCGTATGGCATTTTATTTTATTCCCATTGAAGTACGCCTACGCATTGACATTTTTCTTTTCAATAGCGAGCGGCGCAGTTTTGCCCTTCTAGTTGTTTTCCATGATCGTTTTAACAAACGAGCTTTTTTAATTCTTGCTGTTGCAGATATACGCACAACACGATTACCTGAAACTCTATAACCTTTAATGCCTGATCGTTTAACATTCTTTTGAACCACAATACGACCAGCTGAATTTCTTCTAATTCTACGGCGAATCTTTTGAATTCTGCCTTGTTTAATAATGTTAGAACTACCTTCTTCTAACATATCTTCTACAACATAATTTTTTGCTTCTTCTAATCTTCGTTTAGCAATCTCATCAAGGCGATTAAATAGATGTTGCTTAGCCTCATCTAAATTACCTTTTGATAGTGCTTCTATAAATTTCATTTTAATTTACTAAATGAAAAATCTGCTGCTTTCTTCATGTGATGTGATGATCTTGCCACCATATCAGCAAACTTCTTTTTATTTCCTTCATTCAAATTCTTATGAATGGTTAATACCGCATGAGCGGTTTGTACATCCACCTTACTGGAAGAACCATCTTTGTGGTTTACTGTACCAATTTGGTGACTGTCTTTAATCTTTTGTAGTTGACCAATGGCGTCTACGGATTCTTTAACTGTTTCTTCAGCCTGAATAGCGGCACCAGCATCATACGGAACTGAAAAATACTTATCTAATTTTTTACTATAATACAAAGCAATTTTAGTACCATTTGGGTACATACGAATTGCTTCTCTCTTTAACAATAAAGTATAAGGAGGATCTATATTTAGTGCCTCTTCAATGATTTCACTATCTTCTTTAATAGAAGAAGTAACGATACGATGAGCTCTAACTTTTTTACCAGAAGGTGATAACTTATAGTCTGAAGAATCTACAACGTTTTGGTCTACACCTTCTTTTACCGCACGGCGAGTTTGTTGAAAAATTTGTTTATTATTGGTAACAACATCTACCATTTTATTCAACAACTCTTGTACAATATTTTTTTCTGCCGCAGTTAATACTGGATTATCTTCTTTCATCTTGTTTAAAACATGATGAATTTTTTGTAGTTGTGATGCATTACCTAAACCAGAACGCACCAAGGTATCAAACTTTCTATAGTCTGTTTTAGCTTCTTCTAACGATGTATTTTTAAAATCGCTTAAAAATTTCATGCAGTTTCTTCTGTTGATTCCGCTTCTTTGCCGTTAAAAACACCAGATGCCATTTCTTGTTTTTTGTTTGCCAAAGCTTCCATAGCTTTAGCTGAAATAAGATTGTTCAGAGTGTCTTGTGCCTCAGCAGCTTGACCTGTACTCACTTGTTTAATAAATGCTTGAATTTGTTCCATAATTATCTCCTATTATTTCTTATTTATACCTAATGAATATTTTTCAACCTCAGAATCAAGTTGCGGTGTTACCGACTCCGAGGAGCTGTCCTCTTGTGTGTTGTCTTGGGGAGGAAACTCTGTTGGTGATGCACCTTCTTGGCCGAGAACGGGACCTTGCTGACTGGTTGGGAGGGTTTCGCTTTCATTTTTAAGTTCCTTATCTATCTTTTTAATGTCATCATCGGTCATTCTAA